TGGCCCATTCCTGTCAAGTGCAGTGTATAACCCTGCGGTAAACGGGGCGAGTGCTTACTTTGATGGTACTGGGGATTACTTGTCAATGGATGGCCCCGGCTCTTTGAACGCAAGCGCTAATTGGTGTATGGAGTGTTTTTTTTATTGTAATAATAGTAACCCCGGCATTGTTAGAATTATGAGTGTCAATGAAGCTACGGATGCAGATGCCTTTACGCTGATGAGAATTAGAAATAATAAATATGAGTTTTATTCGGGCGGTGGTTCATCGTATGCATACAGTAATCAAATTGGGACTGCGAATTATAATGAGTGGGCGCATATTGCTCTGACAAAAGCTGGAACAACAGTGCGTGCCTTTGTTAACGGTATTAAACTTTGGGAGGCAACGCATAATGCCACGAATGTCATAGCCAAATTAATCACAGGTTGGGGTTATGGGTCTGAACATTTCCCCGGATACATTTCTGATGCAAGATTCGTAAATGGTTCCTCTATTTACACTGCTAATTTTACCCCACCAACGGCCCCCCTCACAGCCATTACCAACACCTCACAACTATTAAATATGGCAGATGGACAGGCGATTGATAGTGCTGCACAGAACAATCTGACTCTTGATGACAACACTAAAATTAGCACTGGGCAAGCTAAGTTTGGTGATACGTCTTTGTTATTTGATGGCACAAATGATTACGCAACAACTATTTTTAAAACAACTTTTGGAGCAGGAAATTTTACCGTAGAATATTTTTTCCGAGTTGGTGCTGTTAGCACTAATCAAAATCTGTTTCAGTTTGGAGATGCGTTTTTGCCTGATGATAATGGTGGGCCGGGATTAGGAATTAGAAGTAGTAGATGGCGTCTTTACACAGGAGCAAATACAGCTACTCATCATGGCTCTGCTGGACCGTCTAATAACACATGGTATCACATAGCTATTGTACGAGTTAATACAACGACTAAACTTTACGTTGACGGTGTTGAAACGCTTAGTGTTTCAGACTCATACAATTACGCTCCACGTAAATATTTACTTTTGGGCGGTGGCTTTGATGGCAGTTATGACATGAATGGTTATATGGACGAGTTCCGTGTGTCATATCTTGCAAGATATACTTCAAATAACTTTACAGTACCGTCAGAACCATTTGCAGATAAAGGACAATAGACATGAAGATAGCACGATTAGATGGCTCAACAATATCTGAGATAGCAGAACACAAGTCTCTGTTTCCCAACATTAGCTTCCCTAAAGCTGGACCTGATGCTGATTGGCTTGCAGCTAATAGCTGTGCGGAAGTAGTAAAATACTTAGCTTACAACAGTGCCACACAGAAGAATGAATCTGTAACACCTTACCTATCAGACGGCAAAGTATACACTCGCCGTGTAACTGACATGACATCTGATGAACGTGCTGCTATAGTAACTGCTGCTAATGCTGAAGTAGCCATACGTAACAGAGCAGAAAGAGATAAACGTCTAGCTAGTTGTGATTGGGTTGTAACAAAAGCATTAGAAGCTGGTGGCTCTGTACCGTCAGCATGGGTAACTTACCGTACAGCATTACGTAACATTACTGCTCATTCTAACTGGCCTAACATTAACTACCCTGACATAGAGGGTAACAATAGTGATTGGCCTACGGAGCCTAGCTAATGGATATTAACTGGACAGTAGTAACAATCGTAGGTGCATTACTAGCACAGGGTGCTGCTATTGTCTGGGCAGTATCAGGCATGGTGTCAGACATTCAGTATAACAGAGGTGACATATCTGAAATGGAAAACAGCACAGCAAGACTAGCTGATGACATACATGAGAATGACGTAATGATTGCACGTATTGATGCTAACGTTACTGCAATTAAGGAAGCATTGAATGTGGTTGCTAACAATCACGCACAGAAATAATTAAATGATTGACCCCATCACAGCTTTTGCTGCAGCCAATGCAGCTTTCAAAGGGGTCAAGATGCTTGTAGGTGCTGGCAGAGAGATACAAGATGTATCACAGCAGCTAGGGGCATGGTACGGTGCAGTAGCTGACATTACTAGGGCTGAGTCACAACGTAAGAACCCTACATGGTTAGACAAGCAGACTCACGGTAGCGACAACATTGAACAAGAAGCAATGGACATTATTGTTCGTAAGAAGACATTGCTTGAGAAAGAAAAAGAAATAAAATTTATGCTAGACTATAGGTTTGGCCTTGGTACTTACGATGAAATGGTAGGTATGCGTAGACAGATACGTAAGGAACGTGAAGATACTGTGTATGCAGCAATGGAATCTAAGAGACAGATGGCTAACAACGCAGCAATAGGTGGCCTATCATTACTAATTATTAGTGTATTAGGTGGGGGCGTATATTTAATGTCACTAGGAATTGGTTGAAATGATTAATCTTGTTGTGTTACCCCTTGTGTTAGCAGGGTTGTTAAGTAGACCTGAGTTTGTACAGTGTCACTTAGCAAAAAGAACTAAGATACAGAAAGAAATGGTTTGCATTTACCGTGGACCTAATGGTACAATAGGATATCACTACCCTATGTTTAAGTTTAGCGAATGTCCTAAGACATTTATGTGTAGGTATACACCCAACGCTAAGAAAAAAGTAAGTGTGCAAGACATACTTGATGGACTAAAAGAAGGATTTGAATAGTGGACTTAGAAGCACAAATAGCAGCAATTAATGCAAAATATGCACCCTTACTTGTAGATGCTGTCAATGAATCGGGCGCAGAGAAAGTCAAAGTCAAGGCTCAGAAGGCTGCTGAAATACGAGCTGCTAAAGCTGCTGCTGCTGCATCAAGTGTAACTATAACTGGCACAGGCGACACTGGCTCCTTGCCAGAAGGCGTGACTCCTGTAGCCAGCTCGCAAGCAGTAGGCTACGAAGAAGCGATTGGCGGAGAGCAGTTGACGCGAGGAAGCGACGGTTTGTATTACCTCAATGGTGTACTGGCTACTGGTGATTCTAGTAAATCAGGCAGCGCAAATGTTAAGTATGTTAACGGCGTAAAGCAAGCGACGTTTGCCACTTTACAAAACCAGCCCACAGGCACCCCCTTTTCAAAAAACCCTGCTGATTACGGCTCAATCGGAAATCAAACCTTCTCTGCCGAGGATATTCTCAAAGCGTCAGCTGGGCAGGGGACTCTTTACTCAGAATACGACATCAACGGTGACGGAAAAATAAACAGTGCCGATGCTCAACTTGTTTTGCAACAAAATAATAATAACAAGTCAGCACCCTATCTTATGCCTCCCGAATTTGGTACAGGTGTTTTTGACCCTATTCGACAGCAAACCAACTTAGATAAGGTTAATCAAGAGCTTGCTGATTTGTACACTATGGATCGTACTCAATATGACGTTGACTACCAACCAGTTACTGAACTTCCAAAAGGGGTTTCTGAACCTGCTGAAGGTGCCGATGTAAAAGGGGAAGGTGAAACTTTTTATAACCCTAAGACAGGTCAAACTTATACAACACCTAATAGCGGTTACAGTGTGCCTGAAGGTGGCGATTGGGTTAAGGGTACACCTGAAGGTAAGTTTAATTCATATGACTTGGCTCTTGCAGCTAAAACTTCAGAACAGCAAGCGGCAAGTTTGGCAGCTATGGGAGAGGGTCAGCAAGACCTTGTAAGTACTGCAATTAAAAACCCTGAAGATTTAGCACAAAAAGCAACCGTAGCTAAGATAGACCCAGACACTAAAGGTGCTGAGATTGCAACTTCTGTTCCTAGAGACTACAAACAAGTTAGCTCTGAAGAAGCTGGGTTTACACCTCCACCTGCTGATACAGCTGTTACACAGGCATTCGAAGATTTTTATAATCCAGTAACAGGGGAAACAGTAACTGTTAATACAGGTGGTTACACTCCACCTAAAGACTGGGTTAAAGGCACACCTGAAGGACAGTTTCAGGCGGCTGGTCCCGGCGATGCAGGTAAAACAACAGATATAACTGCAAAAACGATAACTGATGGAGAATCTGCTGATACTCCTGATGGTATTACAGCATCAACTTATGAGGCAGACAAGTCACTGACAGAAGTTAAAGATGAACTTCTTGACGTCAAAGCTGCAGAGGGCGATGTTACTAAATCTGTTACTGAGGCTGTTGGTAATTTGTCAGAGGACGCAAAGCCTGTTGGCGCAACTATGGACCCTGATTTTGATGCTGATATAGCAGCAGGAAAGCGGCAAATATTAGAAGGTTCTAAAGAACTTTCAGAAGCACAAGGCCAAGATGCAGAAGCAATTAAAACAGCTATATCTGAAGGAAAGGCGGCTGCACCTATTGAAGCAGCACAAACTACGGTAGGTACTAAAGAGATAGCTAAAGCGGCTCAAATAGCTGAAAAAGATATGGCTACAGCCGAGGCTATGACGATGGATGGTTTAGCGGATGACGCTGTAGCTGTCGCTAAAAAGATGGAAGCCTTCACTATAGATGACGGTACACTAGCTGAATTTAAAGAAGGTAAGATTGAAGCACAAGATACTGTACAAGGCCAACTTACTAGCTTGATGGCTTCGTTTGATGATGGCACACCTTCATGGGCTGCGGGTGCTATGAGGGCTGCTAACGAGGCTATGGCAACAAGAGGGCTTAGTGGCTCATCTATGGCTGCTGCTGCTATTGTACAGGCGGCTATGGAATCTGCTTTGCCTATTGCAATGCAAGACGCTGATACTTTCCGTTCAATGAAGTTAGACAACCTTGGGCGTCAACAACAAATAGCTCTAACCAATGCTGCTGCACAGCAAGGCGTTAAGTTGCAGAACTTTACTGCTGAACAGACAGCTATGCTTCAGAACTCGCAGAATGCTTTTTCTTTACAGACACAAAATCTAAGCAACATGCAAGCTGCAGTTATAGCCACTGCTCAAATTAAAGCTTCCTTGCAAGGTAAAAATCTTGATAACTTACAGCAAGCTAACTTGGCTGAAGCTGCAAGGTATGCAGAGGTCAATAACCTTAATCTTAATAATCGTCAGCAAGCGGTACTGCAAGATAGCTTAAATAATACCCAAGTTTCTCTTGCCAATCTTAGTAATAAGCAACAAGCTTACACTACAGACGCTAATCTTGCAGCATCTTTACAGGGCAAGCAGATTGACAATAAACAACAAGTTGCTGTTTTAAATTCTGCTAAGTATATGGAAGCTAATAACTTGTCTTTCTCTTCAGAGGAAAGAGAAGAATTACATAACTCTGAACTTATGACATCTATAGGGCTTGCTGAATTATCTAATAAGCAAGCTGCTACATTGCAAAAAGCAGCAGCTTTTGCCGCTATGGATATGACTAATCTGAGTAATCAACAGCAAGCTCAAGTGGAAAACGCTAGAAACTTTCTGCAGATGGATTTAGCTAATTTATCTAATGAGCAGCAAGTGGAGATTTTTAAGGCGCAGTCAATACAACAGACAATTCTTAGCGATACAGCAGCGTCTAATGCTTCCAAACAGTTTAATGCTTCTAGTGAAAATCAAACAAATCAATTCATGGCCGACTTAAAATCTACTACCGATAGGTTTAACGTTACCCAAGCTAACGCTATAAAACAGTTTAACGTAAGTGAGGAAAACGCCATAGCTAAGTTCAACAAAGAACAGTCAGACTCAAGAGATGAGTTTAATACTAAGAATGCTTTGGTTGTGGCGCAGTCTAATGCATTGTGGAGACAGTCAGTAGCTACTACTGATACAGCCGAACAGAATGAGGCTAACATGCAGTTAGCTAAAACTGAGAACGCCTTTACTGCCAGTACATTAGATCAAGTATGGCAAAGGGAGCGCGATTTGTTAAGCTATGCTTGGCAAGCAGATAACAACTCTTTAGATAGAATTAATAGCGTTATTCTTGAAGATATGAGACTAGATACTGACAAGTCTACTAATGCAGCTACGCTGGCTGCTTCAGAAAGAAACGCAAGGGCGGCAATGTATGGACAGATAGGCGCTGCTGCAGTTAAGGGTACAGACATATTTAGCGGCTAATAAACACTAGGATTATACAATGAAATTTTTAAGTAAAGAACGAATGGAGTTATTTGAGGAGAGCCTCAAAGATGGCCCTAAAGTAGCCGCTGATGTTATACAAGATGCTGCAGAAGAAGCAGGTAAAGGCAGAGGCTTAGGCGCACAAACTAAGAAAAGAAAAACTCCTAACTTTGCTGTGAGTGGCGCAGGGGATGCCTTGTACGAGGAGAGCCAAAGGTCTTTAGCTTTACTACAAAAGACCCAAGAAGATACACAAGAGCAACAAGGCCAAAGTATTAATGATATTTTAGCTGTGGTTATGTCAGACATTGAAAAAGAGACTAAGAAGTCTTTACCTAAAGGTGATACTTTAGGTGAGACTAACTACCTTACTCAAAAAGAGAAGAAACAAAGAGGTAGGCTTGGCCCTGTAGCTGAAAAGCTGATGACAGCTAAAGAGTCAGGCAGTGGAGGTTATGACGCTCTCTATGACCAAGCTCAAAAGGGTACTTTTAAAGAATTTAAACCTACTGAGATGACTATAGGGGAAGTCTTAGAATTTCAAAAGAAACGAGGGGCAGGTTCTTACGCCTCCTTTGTAAAAGCTAACAACCCAAAAGGTACTCTTTCTACTCCTGTAGGTAAGTTTCAATATGTAGGACGGACTTTACAAGATGAAGTAGATAAGAATGGCTACGATCTTAACACTAAGTTTGACGAAGGTAGGCAAGATACGATTTTCTACAACCACGCTAATAGAATAATAAAGAACCTTAAGACACAAGAAGGCAAACGCTCTAGGATGAGGTCCACTTGGGAAGGCTTTAAAAGCAAAAAGTCTGTATCAGATGAAGAGTTAGATGCGCTTATATCTGAGATTGAAGACCGCAAATAAAAAGAGGCTAAAATAAAAATGAGTAAAGTTTTAAACGGGCCAATCCCCGGTCAATCTCTCACAGATGAACCCGGAAACTATCCTTGGGAGCGTCCCCCTGAGACTGCTGATCCTGCAGAAGCACTTAGTATGCATCTAAAGAAGATGTCTAAACCTAAGTATATGGATAGTGCGCTTTATATGATGGAGCTTGGCGTACCTGCAGAGGTAGTCACCAATACTACTATAACTATGGCTATAGGCAATGGTATACACAGTATTGATGTTGGCCTTATTATTGCTCCTGCGATTCATAAAGAAGTTGTTTCGATTGCACAAATGGCTGGTATTGAATATGATGAATACTTCCCTGACAATGAAAGCGATGAGCAGGACGCTAAAGACCGTGTTAAAGAGATTGTTATATCAAAGCTAAGGCGAAGCCAACCTAAAGGTGAGGCTAAAATCTCTGAAACTATGGAAGCTATGACTAGCCCCGAAACAGAAGAGTTTGAGGATATGCGGGAGTCTGAAGAAGTAGTGGTAGAAGAAGAAATGACGCCTGATAATGAGATGGCTATGGATAAGCCTACACAAGAGCCGCCTAGTGATATGGGCAAGGGCTTAATGAGTAAGGGGGTATAACTCATGGCTATTAATTTAAGTTTATTAGGTGTCGTAGCAGGGGCTGCACAAGGCTACTCAGATAGGGTTGATTCCCTTAGAGATGAGCTAAAGGATAACAAGCGTAAGCAACGTGAGTGGTTAGCTACTTATGGAAATAAAGCTTTGGATGAGAGTAATAAAAAGCAAGAGACTATTACAAGTGCTTTAGATGATTTAAAAGCAAGAGGGTTAAAGGTTCCTGATGCAATTCAGCTATTACAAAAGCATGGCGCAGGTGCTGTGCTTGAGTTGCAAAGGTATGTAAAAAATTATGAAGACACAAATAATACAAAAGTAGATGAAGTGCTTATGAATAAGCTGTGGACTGCAGCAGAAGACTTTACTACAGAAGATAGAACTTTTGAGGATGCTGTAAATACACTATTTGGCTCTCCTAAAGATGGCGCAACTGCCCCTGTAATACAAGAGGTAGAAGATAGGAACTTCTTTGAGCGAATTAAGTATAACATGGGTGATCGTTACGAGGATGAGTATGAAGACTTCTTAAGTGATCCAATTGAGGGTATTGGTGGTAAGTCCATCAAAGAACTAAAAGCTTTGTCTGTTGTTTCACCTTCTATGCTTGGCACTGATGGTTCTGCTGTGTTTGACAGGTCTCAACTTAGGGGTAGTGAGTCAACTACTTCTGAAAGGGCGCAATGGAAGGTTCTTAAAGGAACCATACTCAGCAATGCTTTGAATAGTCTTGATCCTACAGTAGCTAATAAAATACGTGTAATGCAAGGTGAAATTAGTGATACATCGCGTAGTGATGATGATCAATGGAACATGCTAACAGCCACCAATGCACCAGAAGCCTACAAAGAAGCAATATCAGAAGCTACACGAAATGCTGCAGAGGATATTGATCTGGGTGGAAACAGGGCTGCTTGGAACTCGTATGGCGGTCAAAATGCCCTAGATGCAATACTTAATCCACCACCACCAC